CTTTTAATTTCTTGAGAGCTCATTTTAGTAACAGCCGAACCTCTTTCTGTTCTTACCATTGCTTCTGCATGATCAATATCCATTGACATTGCTGCTTGCATAGCTTCAAATTCTAAGTTTAATTCATCTAAATCAGACTTTGCAGCTGCTTCATGATCAACTTCAGCATATTTTCTATTTCGGTCAGGATGATATAATGAAAGAATTTGTTGTAAAACAACTTTTTCTTTTGGTACATTTAAAACGCCGTCTCTAAAAATAATATGATCTAATCTTGATTCACCTTTAAATTCATCAGCAAAAGGTGTTTTTTGATTTAAAGTATATCTAATTTCTCTTTCATAACCTACTTTTTCATCAAACCACATTATGCCTTTTGATTTTAAAATAAATACAACAGGCGAATCGTCATCTAATAAATAATATTGTCTATCTTTATATTCCCAAATATTTTCTTTTTTGGGCTCTTCTTTTTGTTTTGGTGGGGCAACCATTACAGGTTCCTCAACAGCCACCTCTGCTTTTTCTTTTTTTGCCATAATATAATATAATAAAAATGTTAAATAAAAGAGCTGAGCGCCGAAGCGCCCAACACTTTTAAAATAATCTTACTTGAATAATACGAAGTTGTTAGCAGCTTGAGTTACTAAACATCTTTCTGATAAATAATGTATTTCCATTTTATCATCGCCAGATGTAGCAGCTCCACCTACTGAACCTGTAATCCATGACTTCATTCTTCTGTCATCAGCTTCAGAAGCTCTATATCTTACGTGTAAGAAAGGTCTTCTAATGTTGTTTCCAAGAATTTGGTCGTATACTGAAGATGTTCCAGCTGGTACTAATACACCTTTAATGTCGTTGAATAATCCTCTTGTAGATTTGTTGTTAAGATATTTCCAATCAGTTTTATAGAAGTCATAAGAACCTCTTCTAAATCCGTTGAAACCTAAATTTAACGCCATATCTTCAGAGTTTTCAAATACACCAAAAGATGATTGACCTGCGTTTGCTGCGTTAACCGCACCAAGAGCATCATCAACTTTTAAGTTTGAGTCTCTATCTAAGAATAACATATTTTCTTCGATTGATCCTTGCTTATCTAGTTCCTTAAGAATTAAATCAAAGTCAGAAATAACGTCGTTGACTGCGTCATAAGCTCCAGTCGCTACGATACCTCTTGATTCGATAGCAGCGAATAAGCCTTCTGAACCAACTTCATCACCGTTAGCTCCGCCATAACTAGCGTCACTATCAATAATGTTTGCTGATCCACCTTTTACAGCTTCAACCATTGCAGTTTCTAAATAATCTTCAAATCTTACTCTTGTGTCACCTTCAGCTTTTAAATACCATAAGTAACCACCTTGCCCAGCTTCACCAGATACTTCTACCCAGCCAATTTGTGCAGCGTCAGAGCCGCTAATTAAAAATTTGTCTTTTAAAATAATTGGTTTATTTGTAAAAGATTCAAATTTAGGAGTAACAGCACCGTCCATAGCGCCTTGTCCTTTAGCGAATTCAGAACCATAAACGAAGAACGAACATGTGTTTGATCCGCTATCGTCTGTAGTTTGGAATGCAGTGTCACCTAGTTTTCCTGCTCCAGCAGTTACTTTATAAGGTAACACAGTTAGCGTAGTATTGTCAGTTGCTACTGCAGATACATACGCTTTTACAATTGTAGGAGATGCTTGGTTATCAGATATAACAATAGTTTGTCCTACTCTTACAGCGTGTGTTCCACCGCCTGCAATAGTAATAACACCATCATTGTTTACCGCCGCTCCTTCGTACGCTAAGTGTAATCTACCTTGCTCAGACCAAATAACTTGATCAGAAGCCATAGGCATTTCAGCACCTACCATTCTTAAAAACGATGATATAGATCTGTTTCCATATCTCTCCACCTCTTGGTTATAAAGCTCTGGTAAATACTGTTGTGCCCAGTCAGTTACCGGAGTTCCATCTCCAGAGTGAAAGTTTAAATAATTCGTATAGCTAGCTTGTTTAATCGCGTTAGGCGTTAACTCGCTAGGTAACGAAAATGATACATTTGCCATTTTTTATTAATTTTTAATAGTTTTTGAGTTTTAACTTTAGCTTGGAACTATTATCTCCACTTAATGCTCTAACTTTAACTCCGCCAGCTTCAACAACACCGTCTGCAGTTTTTCTAGGATCCATATTAATGTTCTTAGCTTCTGCAGTCATTTGTTTTATAGCATCGGCTTTGCCTTGATCATAAAAATGATTAGCTATAGCGTCTGGGTTAGAAGCGGCAAATAAAGATTTATGGAAATCCTGTGCGTTAGTAAGAAGTTTATCTTCTGTAACATATTTATTAAAAACATTTAATAAATCACTTTGGTTTTCTTTTACTTTATTTACATCACTAACATTGAACCTGTATCTTTTGTCTCCTACTTTGAAGTTAAAACCTTTAAATTCACTATTAAAAACTTTATTAGTTTCACTGTTGTAATGTGATGTTTGCTTCTGCAATAATTCTTCAGCTGATTTTTGCTCGTCATTATAGCGGTTGAAAAATTCTATAGCTTTTTGCTGCTCAGGTAATAATTTAGAACCCAACTTGACTTCTTTATAATATTGATCCTTTTGCGATGTCAAAAAGTTTTTGGCATTTGCAACCTCCTCCTTAAGAGCTAATTTTTTTCTTTTTACATCTCTGTCTGTGTCTAATTCTTCATCAATAGAAAATTTATCTTCCATTAAAAAAGCAATTTCGTCATAACTTAAATGTGGTTTGGTTTTTTTGTAATACTCAACCAAAAGAGTATTGTCATCTGTATTAGAATAATCTGCATTTAATTTTACATAATCTTCTAATGTTCCACCAGTCTCATTCATGAAATTTACAAGGTCTTGTATATTTTCAGGTAGATCTACTGGTTCTTGTGTTTCTGTTTTCTGTAATACTTCTTCTTGTTCCGGTGCGGCGTTGGCAACTTCATTGCCTCCATCCACTCCTGTCTCGTCAGTTGTATTTGTTTCATTGGTTTCATCGGTTATTTCTTCTATTATCGGTGTTTCTTGCACATCTGCATCGCCCTCTCCGGCAGGTTCTTTTGTTTCTGCTTGTACTTCTTCGACCACTTTTTCGCTATCTGCGGGTGCATCTTGTACAGGAACCTCATCTGTGCTTTGCTCTTGAACGGCATCTTCTTGTTTATTTTCTTGGTTAAACTTATCGAGATCTAATTTATATACGCCATCTTTGTCGATGGGCATACCGGCTTTCTCGGCTACCACTTCTTCTTTTTCAGCCATAGTTTTTGGCTCAGCGTCTAACGCTGTTACTTTTATTTCTTCTGCCATGATAAAATATTATATAATTATTAAAAGTTATTTATAATCTTGCGTAATACGCAATAATGCTTCCGCCTGCCATATCTATTTCAGTATATCTACCGTGAATAGTTACTCCTGCAGGAAACGATGCATTTGAATTTGTAATCTGCACACCACCTGATCCTTCATTATTTGTTTCAGATCCTGCGGCTAAATCGCCAGCTGCGTCTTCAGTATTAGCAAACTGAGTTGCTGATTCAGCTACTAATCCACCACTAGCATCAAATGTTGCCGCTGCTAAAACAGTAAATGCAACAAATATATGATTTGTAGGTGGAATTATAGCGTCGCTACTTGCGGTTGTAAAAACAGACCCTACAACGTTTTCCGGAAAGTCTTTGCCTCTCATTCCCATAGTTATTATTTTTTAAAAGGTTATCTTGGATCAAATTGTTCTAATCCAAATCCACCTAAGTTATCAAAGCCAGCCGATTCAAAATCTTTAGGTGGTGTATTATTTTTTCTTTGTTCTATTAATTCACTTTGTTGACTAGCTTGTATTTTTGTCCTGTCATCTTTCCTATCTTCCTTATACTTTTCTTTATTTTTAATTACATCTGATTCAACTTGTTTAAGCTGCATATTTAATTTAAACTCATATTCCATTAATTCTTTTTTAATAGCTGCTTCAGTTTCCATTTTTTGTATATCAAACTTACTTTGTGCATTAGCAATTTGTACTTTACTTTCTGTAATTGCCGCTTGTTTTTGCATGTCAGCTTGTGCAGATGCCTGTGCTGATTGAGCATTAGCTTGTGATTGTGCTTGAATATTTTCTAATTGCTGAGCTCGATCTCTTTCTTCTTTTCTTTTTCTTCTTAGCTTTAATAATTGATTAGCTAATTTTAAATTTTTAATTTCACGAACATCAATAGCGTCTTCAAGTTCAATTTGTTTTTGAGTAATTGCCATTTGAATATTATTTTCAAGCAATTGTTTTTCTTCATCGTCAGGTGTTAATTCTAAAAATATTCCAAAATCGTGCATGTGTAAAGTATATAATTCATCTAATGCGCCAACATTAAATCTTCCTAACGATTGAATAAAAGATCTTTTAGTACTTGAAAATTCTAATACATCTGATATTCTTAAAGATACAGATTCTGCTGTTTTTAATGTAAGATACAAGCCTCCTTGTAATATATGTCTAGTTGCTGTATTACTATTAGCAGCAGCTAATTTTTGTAAACCTACTAATGATTTTTGATCTGGCATACTACCATCTCTTGCTTCATTTAATCCTGTAACGTCTCTCATCATTTGTAAATAATAATTGTAAGATTGAATTAAACTTGCAATTTTAGTATTACCGCCTGATGCTCGTAATTCTTGAATAGGTACTCTGCCATTATTAAATTCACCGTCTTGTGTCATTGATCTACCAATAACACTACCAGTTTGAAAATACATATTCAATGCTTCTTGCGGATTATAATTTGTTCCATTACCTAAATCCACTTCAGCAATGCCGTCCGCATCTAAGAATACCCCGTCAGGGACAAGTCTGGATAATACTTGTTGTAATTTTAAATGCGTTATTTGAATCATGTCAGCAAAAGATGTCATTCTACTAACTAAAGATTCAGGCTTTCCTTTATATATTCTAGGAGCTACAATATTGTAACTCATTTGTACTTTTGTTATATCAGCTTTTGGACGTGTCATATTAACACATTTTTTCCATTCTAATAAATTTTCATGTCCAACTATTTTAGCACCTTGATATAATACTTCTATTGATCTATTTACTTTTTCAAATCTAGATCTTGCATCCTTAGGTGGATTAAATTGATCAGTTTTTTCTATAGCTTTTTCTGCACCAGTTGAAGTCTTTTTAATTTTGTATACTTGATTTTCAAATGTTTTATATTCAAAATATAATATGTTAACAAAATTTTTATCCTGACTTTCTGATGTATAAGATTTATTAGCTAATCTTGAGTCAGAGCCTTTACCTTCTATTTGTTTTATATCTTCTTCTGTAAGATAAGGATATTGTTTTTTAAGTTCAATCATACTGACTGTTCTTATTTCTCCTACATAATATAAATCATCAAAATAAGGAGACTCGCAATAAGAATAAACTAAATTAGCAGGATCAACGTATTCTAATTTAATTCCTTCTGCTGTATTAAAACTATTTTTAACAGCTGCCATACCAACAACAGCTATATCATAGTCTAATCTTCTTTTTAATAAATCAAATTTATTTAAATCAAATACATTATTAATTGCTTGTTCTTGTGCAATTTCTATACTTTGCTTATAGCTTAACTGCATATGCACTTGTAATTCTTCTTCATCATCAGGTATATTTTGCTGTTCATTAAAAAATGTATTTACCCCTAAGCCTTGCTGTATTTTATTCGCAAAGTCTGAAGCATACATATCATTTAATAAATTTTCAACAAATTCTGTTCTTCTTTTAGTAGCAACAGGATCAACTGAATATGCTTTTAAATCATAAGTTCTATTTGAAATACCATTAACGACTATATCTACAAACTTAGGTATTATAGGCACTGGCTTCCAGTCTAAATTTAAATAAGATAAGTCACCATTTATAGACAATTCATCTTTATATTTTTGTATACTTTGTTCACCTCTAGCATATAATCTTAATCTATGAAAGTTATCTCTATTGGCAAAATAACGAGTACTTCCTGAATCTTTTTTAAACCACTCAGCTTCTATAGCTTTAGCTACTTGCATCCCATATTGTGAGGATGCTTTCTCAGCGTCAGGTGTTGACTGACTAGGGAAAATACCATGTTTAAATGTTTGTGCCATTTATCGTATTATTTTTGAAAAATTTCCTTTATTGTTATATTTAGCAAAGCTAAAATTAACTTTATCTTTTAGTTGCACCATAGCTTTTGGTGCATATAAATTTTTATTGCAAGCCATAATAGCTAAACCTGAACTAATAGCTGCGTCAAATTTTGTTCTTTTATTTATATCAAACTTTGCCCAATCTGTTAATGTTGTATTAAAATACATATCACCATGATCGCCTGTTGGCTTAATACCTATATAATTGTTAATATAGGTTTCAATTGCGGCAGCATGAGCTTGTCTTATGTCTTCACTTGAGTTTGGTATACCACCTATTTCTTTTTCAGCAACAGATAATTTATTCCAAACTTTATCAGGTCTATTCATTGAATAACCTCTATATCCTCTACGTTTTAAATAATATAATAATCTAGGTTTATTATTTTCTGCAAGTATAGGCATTCCATAAAAAACTAATGCCATAAGTACATCTTCAAAAAACATTTCAGCCGTAGCTGGTCTGGCTATATATTCTAAAAAAAACTTATTAGCAGGTGCTTCTTCCATACTAAATTTAGTAAGGCCATGCAAAGCGCCTTTAGATCCTTTACCGTCTGTTGTACCGGATATATCATAACTATCACAGCCAAAAGCTCCAATATGTTCATTACCAGGATATTTAATTCCATTTTTTACTATTACTCTATTTTGTAAATTATTAGGTAAAACCCAGCTAATATTAAATCTACCGTTTAAATTAGGTACAAATTCTACTTCCGTGTCTTTGATCCCGTTTTGCCATTGAAAACTTCCACGAGTGACAAGAGCATCATATCTAGCTTCTTCATTGTAGTCAATCTGTTCGTAAATCTTAGCAAGATTAAATATGCTATTGCGAGTTTCATCTCTGAAAGCATGCTCTTCAGTCCTCGGAAATTGTCTGTAAAATTCATTTAATGCGTCTTGATCTCCTTTTAAACCTTCTACTTCGTTTTCCCAATGCTCGATAACGCCGACATCAATGTATTGGCCGTAATTATCTTTGACCTCTTCTTTTGGCGTATTGAATACAGGTAATCCAAAAGAATCAATGAATCCTTCGAAGTTCCATTCCATAGGTATGAACAAACTATATAATCCCGAGCGAGTCTGTCCATTGCGGTTTCTTTTTGTAACGTCTGAATCATTGTATAGTTTTTTAAAGTTTTCACCACCTTTATCAAGTGAATTACTTGTTGAACCCATCATACATTTACCTATAACCCTGGATCCTAACCTTAATGTAGTTTTAGTTACACGCCAGTTATTTAAGATGTTTTCTGGTCTTTCCCATTTGCCGGCCTCATCATGTACAAGTAACGCAAGCTTTTCACCATCGTAACTGTTATCACCAGTATTTTT